TATCCAATGTACTCAAGCTTGCGTTCAAAAATTCTTACAACAAAAACTCATCACTGGAGAACTACTCCAAGCACATGCGGTAGCTTTTTAAGTAACAGAAAGATTTTTGATGAAGATTATGACGTTTGGTCTACAGCGGTAGGAGACCACGGCACCTTTTTAGATCTTACTGAAAAAAGAAAAAGATTTGTTTTAACCCCAATTCCGGGTTTAAGCACACACTGTATAGAAGGCTTGTCTTCTCCAACAATTAACTGGGAACAAATAAACAACAAAATATGAGCAAAGATCTAGCAATATTAATTGATAATATTTCTAAAACACCATCTGACATTAATGAGCACATACCTACATTGATAAAATACGGAAAACAATGCTCGCATATTACAGAGATGGGAGTTCGTTGGGTTGTATCAACTTGGGCTTTTCTAAGCACTTTTCCAAAAAAACTCAAAAGTTATGATATGCAAAATCCCTCAACTTGGGGAGTTGACATACAAGATGTATATGACACAGCTAAATTAAATGATGTAAATTTTTTATTTACGCAAGCAAACGTACTAGATATTGAGATTGAGCAAACTGATTTACTTTTTATAGATACTTGGCACGCCTACAAACAGCTAAAGAACGAACTTAAATTACACTCATCCAAGGTAAACAAATATATTATTTTTCATGACACAACCACGTTTGCTGACAAAGATGAAACGTCTTATGAATTTTTAGGATCAGAATGGGTTGGAGACCAAAAAGGTATTTGGCTAGCCATACAAGAATTTTTACAAGACAATGCTCAGTGGCAGCTATTAGAAAGATTTCACAATAACAACGGGTTGACCGTAATAGGAAAAAACTGTTGAAATTTAGCTTTACTTGTTTAATATAACGTCTCATGCGGTTTATTACTTTTAAAATCCTAGAAGGAAAAAACTTTCTTTCATTTGGAGATACGCTAGCTCGAGTAGATTTAAGACCAGGAGTTAATGCAATTGTTGGAACTAACTATGATAAAGAAGATTCTAAAAATGGTGCTGGCAAATCAAGTATTACGGAACTTCTCTACTATTCCTTGTATGGAACAACATTGCGGGAAATTTCCAAAGACCACATTCAAAACAGTTTAACCAAAAAGCGCTGTGAGACCTCTTTGGAATTTGATATTGTCTCAAACAACACTACAGACACTTACAAAATTGTTCGGATGCTCAATCCAACAAAATGTATTTTGATCAAGAATGGCCAAGATATAACTCGTTCGACTCTCGCCAAAACCAATGCATTAATCCAAGAGTTAATTCATACTCCAGCTACGGTATTTCAAAATTCAGTTATCATGTCAGCCAATAACGCATTGCCGTTCATGGCTTTACCTAAAACCGATAAAAGAAAATTTATTGAAAGCGTTTTGGGATTGGAAGTTTTTACACAAATGGTGCTTAAGGCCAGAGATGATCACAGTATTGCTAAGAAAGATTACGAAATTGCTTATTCTAAGTTTGAACAGACAGAAAACGAATTAACGTTCAACCAATCTCAATTTGACAATTACGAAAACATAAAAGTTGAACGAATTAACAAACTAAACGACAAGAAAACGGCGCTTACTTTAGACATAGAAAAAATTAAAGCTAAAATAAACAAGACAACATTGACATCAGAGCTAGATAAAAATAAACAGCAAATTAACTCTTTTGAAGAACAACTTGACAAGCTAGATGAACAAAAATCAAATTTGTTAAGCAAAATTAATGTGATTAAAGCTGAAACCAATTCTTTAAACAAACAAATAAATCAGCTGCAAACAAATAAGAACCAATGTCCAACATGTTCAAGAGAATATTCTGAAGAACACGTAGAACATGTATCAAAACTAATTGCATCACATAAATTGGATATAGACAAGTTTGTTGAAGCAGAGATCAAAATAAACGCAGCTCTTGAAAAAGTAGAAAAAGAAATTTCTAGTAACAAAAGTGCAAAAAAGATATGCGTAGATAACGTTGAACAGATAAATCAAACAGTAAACAACAACAAAACACACGAGCTCAGCATCAATCATTTGACATCCAATTTAAAAGAAGTGGATGAAGAGATTAAAATTGCAGACAAAGAACAAAACAATGATCTCAAAGGTAAAATTTTAAATCTTAAAACCCAAGTAGAAGAGTGTAAGCAAAATGTAGACAAACTTAACAATGATTTAAATGTACTCGAATCTGTTAAATTTGTAATTTCAGAAGAAGGAATAAAGTCATTTATTGTTAAAAAAATCCTAAAGGTTCTTAATTCCAGGTTAGCTTACTATCTTGATAAATTGGAAGCAAATTGTCTTTGTAGATTTAATGAGTTTTTTGACGAAGAAATTATTGATGAAAGTTCCAATCCCAAATCATACTTTAACTTTTCTGGAGGAGAGCGTAAGCGTATTGACTTAGCTTGCTTGTTTGCGTTTGCGGATATAAGAAGATTACAAGGAGATGTCAACTTTAGTACAGTGTTTTATGACGAACTCCTAGACTCTTCTTTAGACGATAGAGGTGTAATTTTGACATTAAGAATTTTACGTGAACGTTTTAACGAAAATAACGAATCTTGTTATATAATTACACACAGAGGACCAGAAGTAACAACAAAAGCTGAACATACAATTCATGTTGTAAAGAGAAACGGAGTTTCAACAGTAATTTAACTATGAAAATATTTGTACAAATCGCATCCTACAGAGATCCAGAATTAATTCCAACTATTAAAGACTGTATTTCTAAATCTAAGTATCCTGAAAATTTAACTTTTGGTATTTGTTGGCAAAGAGGAGAAGACGAAAACCTAGACGAGTTTAAACACTTAGAAAACTTTCGGATTATTGAAATTCCATGGAAACAAAGTAAAGGACTATGTTGGGCACGTAGTCAAATACAAAAATTATGGAAAGGAGAAGAATACACTCTTCAATTGGACAGCCATCACCGTTTTGCTCAAAACTGGGACGAGGAGCTCATTGCTATGATGTCTATGGTGGAGTCAAAAAAACCAATTATTACTTCTTATGCTGGAATGTATTCTCCAAAAGAAAATAGACTGTTAAACGATGATCCTTTTAAAATGGTTCCAAATAAATTTACAGAGTCAGGAACTATATTGTTCTATCCACACCGAATTGAAAATTGGCAACAGTTAACTAAACCCATTCCTGCTAGATTTGTTAGCGGTCATTTTTTCTTTACGTTAGGAATTCATTGCGAGGAGTACAAATACGATCCAAATCTTTATTTTGCAGGAGATGAGATTAGTTTAAGTATTCGCTCGTATACTTTAGGATATGATTTGTTCCATCCCCATAAATTGGTGGTATGGCACGAATATACAAGAGAGGGGAGAACCAAACATTGGACAGATTTTAATGATACAAACAAACAACAAAAAGTTGTTGATGAAACTTGGTGGGAAATGGACCTCAAGAGTAAACAGAGATTACGTCATCTCTTACAAGAAGAGGACAATAATATTGATTTAGGACCGTATGGACTAGGAGACATAAGAACCCATAGAGATTACGAAGTTTATGCAGGAATTAACTTTAAAAAACGCTTGCTTCACTCTCATGCTACTCAAGGTTTAAATCCTCCAACAAATGATCTAACTTTTTAAAAATCATATAGACTATTTTAAGTTTTCTTTTAATTAAAATTTATGACACCCGTTCAAATTGGACTACAAAATTTGCCTGGAGCTCCTCTAGGTCTTCCTTTAGGCATTCCTACTAATACGTTCATTGCTCATCAACCCAACAATCAACTTGCTCCTCCACAGATTCCAGGAGAAGGTTTAAATAGAGCAGTAAATTATTTGGCTGACTATGGAGGTTGCGGATATTATCGGTGCATTGCTCCAAACCTCTTGTTAAACTTAACCCAAAAAGCCGTCATTTTGGAATCAACTTCAATGGTGTTTGATGAGCGTTTCTATACTAACGTCAAAGCAATTAAGTTTCAGCGTCAAGCTACTCCTCAGCAATTGATGTTTATAAACATGCTAAAACAACTTAGTGCAAAAAATAAAACAAAGCTTATTTATGAAGTAGATGATGTTGTTTTCGCTGAAGACATCCCTCTTTATAATCGCAACAGAGATGCTTTTACATCAAAAGAAATCCAAGATTCAATTAAGCAAATTTTGCTAACAATGGATGAGATTATTGTTACGAGTGAATATTTTAGAGACTACATGATCGAAAAAAGTGGTAATAAAAACGTAAGCTTTATTCCAAACTATCTCATGAAGTGGTGGTTTGATAGATATTATAATCTAGGAAACCTTTTAAAAAATTACGAGAAGAACAAAAAAAAGCCAATTGTGGCCATTTTTGCGTCAGGCACACACGTTGACGTTGTTAATCGCGTAAACCAACAAGACGACTTTGCTCCAGTTATCCAGCATATCATAAAAACAAAAACAGAAATTAATTGGCACTTTTATGGCTCTTATCCGTTGCCGCTCAAGCCGTACATTGACAATGGACAAATGAAATTTTTTCCTTGGGTCGAATTAACTAAGTTTCCAGAAGTCATGGCTAATTCAGGAGCTCAATTGACATTTGCGTGTTTGCAAGATAATAACTTTAACCGTTGCAAGAGCAACATTAAGTTAATTGAAGCTGGAGCGTTAGGTCTCCCTTGTGTCTGTCCGGACATGGTTACATACAAAGACGCTTTAATCAAATATAAAACAGGAGATGAATTCATTGATTGTATTAAAATGGCCCTAAAGAATCAGACCGTATATGCAGACTTTTGTAAAAAATCTCGAGCACATGCAGATAATTTCTGGTTGGATGATGAACAGAATTTGTTGAAACACTATGAAGCGTATTTTACTTCTTTTGGAGATCCATCCAGAAAGTATTTGAAATAATTGTTGATCGAGCGTTTTTGCTAAAGTAAAATAGCTGCATGTACAGATCAGCTAATTATAACCCGTTTAATGAGTCAGTGTTTCTCAGAACTTGGACAGAAGATGGAGAACGCATTGATACCGAAATTCCTTTTCGACCGTATCTATTTTTAGAGAAAGAAGGAGCTGAGGACGCTGTATCAATTTTTAAAACTGCCCTAACGAAAAAAACTTTTAGAAATAGTATTGATCGTAGGAAGTTTGTAGAAAATACAGCAAATAATAGGTTGTTTCACAACCTAAGTCCTGAACAGCAATTCCTTATTGAAATGTATAAGGACAGCAATAGCGATTTAAATTTTTCTAAATTTCCACTTAAGGTTTTTCTATTAGATATCGAAGTTGATACGACGGTTGATTCTGCTTTTCCTACTCCTGAAAGAGCAGCAGTACCAATTAATCTAATAACAGTGTATGATACTCTTACCAAAAGTACTCATACTTGGGGATTGCAAAAGCAATATACTCCAACACTGCCTAATTGCATATATCACAGATGCAAAGATGAACAAGATCTCATTTTGCAGTTTGTAGATTTTTGGAAAAGTGATTATCCTGATATTGCATCAGGTTGGAACAGTAGTGGCTTTGACTTTCCTTACATCATTAACAGATTCAAAAAGATATTTGGAGAAGATTTTATCAACCAACTTTCGCCTGTTAATGTCATTAGAAACAGGAAAGTATTTACTGATATGGGTAAAGAAGTAACCATTTGGTCCATTGGAGGAATTTCCTTGATTGACTACATGGATCTTTACAAGAATTTTTCTCCTGGAGAAAGAGAATCGTTTAGTCTAAACTACATCTCCGAACTTGAGTTAGGGGAAGGCAAAATATCCCACAACGCTGTTAGTTTGGGAGAACTAGCTCAAACAGATTGGAATTTGTTTGTTGACTACAACATACAAGACGTTCATCTTTTAGTAAAGTTAGAAGAAAAACTTAAATTTCTCGAAATTGCTCGCATGCTTTCATATAAAGGTTGTACTAATTTTGAATCAGCTCTTGGCAAAATTGCAATTGTTACAGGAGCTGTTGCAATACAAGCATCAAAGCAAGGATACGTTATACCCACATTTCCTAATAAGCAAGAAAGAGAGTCATACGAAGGAGGGCTTGTAAGAGATCCAGAAAAAGGAATACAAAAAGCAATTGTCAGTTTTGACGTTAATTCACTATATCCAAACACAATTATTACTTTGAACATTTCGCCTGAAACAAAGTTAGGAAAAATTGTTGACGGAGAGTATGGCGTAACCCCTGAAGTAACTCTTCGGCTAATGAACGGAAAGTTACACAAATTAACAACCGAGAAATTTAAACAATTCTTAATAAAGGAGCAAGTTTCTTTATCTAAAGCTGGCGTAATTTACACGCAAAAAACAAAGGGAGTTATTCCAAATCTTATTGATCAAATTTACAAAGAGCGTGTTGCTACTAAAACTCAGTTGAGCGAACTTAAAAGAACCAAGCGCAAGGACAAGGATTCTTTGTTAAAAATGACTTACTACGACACGTTGCAGTATACATTAAAGATTTTGCTTAATTCAATTTACGGAACGTTTGCGAATAAACACTCTTCTTTAATGGACATTGATAACGCAATGTCAATTACTATAACCGGACAAAACGTGGCAAGAGCAGGTGGAAATATTTTAGATGAATACGTAAGGAATAACTATGGCTTAACAGAGTCAATTACAAAATACGGAGATACAGACTCCGTTTACGTTTCAATCGACTCAATATTAAGCAAAGAGAACATTCAATTGGTAAATAACGGAAAAATTAGCGAGGCTGTTCACAAGCTCGTCGACAAGCTTGATGAGTATGTCAATTCAGAAATATTGAATTGGGCTAAGGCTGAATTGTTTTCTATTGACCCTCGTTACGTGTTTAAACGTGAAGTTATTTCAGATGTTGGCATTTTTCTTCAAAAGAAAAGATACATTCTTCACGTACTGGATGAAGAAGGGGTGGCCGTAGATAAATTTAAGTACACAGGAATTGAGCTAGTTCGTTCTACAACTCCTAAGAAAGTTAAAAAATTCATTGAAGATATTATCAAAACAGCTCTGTTAACTCAAAATTTAAAACAAACCAATGAAGTATACAGACAAGGATATTTAGATTTTTTGACGCTAGATCCAAATGACATTGCGGCAAGGACCTCTATTAATAATTTGGAAAAATACTCAGAAGGTGCATCTCTTTACAAATATAAAAAAGGAACTCCGTCTCATGTTAAAGGAGCTATTGCATACAACATTTTAATCAAAGAGTGCAAACTTGACGATAAATTTGAGTTAATTCAAGCTGGACAAAAGGTCAAAAAATTATATTGCGCTAAAAACAAATACGGCTTGGATGCAATAACATACACAACAACTCTTCCGGAAGAATTTGGCATTAAGATTGATTGGGACAAAATGTTCACAAAACTAGTCACTCAACCGACAGAGCGTCTTTATGATGCAATTGGCTGGTGTTTACCTGAAATTGGAAAAGAGATACAAACCGATCTTTTTGATATGTTTGGTATGTAAATACTTTATTATGTATACTGCAGAGCAAATTTTCCAAACTTTAACTTATGAGGATTTGTACTACACGCTCAGGAGCATTGCAGATGAAGATTCTTATTTTCAAGAATTTTTAGAAAACCAAACACTTGAGGATTTTTTATATCTATTAGAGCTATATGATATCGTGTTTATTGCTTCCGACGAAAGAATTCTTCTTAGTCAAAAAGGAGAAAAAGTACTTCAATACATTAGTCAGTTGGTTGACTTAAACAAAAATTGAGTTAATTTATTTAAAGAAATAAAACTATGAGTAACACATCAGACAAAATAACAGTCTTCCTTGATAACATTGGAAGAACCATCATTGGAAAAGTAGCCACTGAGGACAAGGACATCCTATCTGTTCGGAACCCTGCATTGGTTCACGTTCAACCAAACACTCAAACTAACCAACTACAACTGCAAATTCTTCCTTTGTTTTTTAGAGAATTTCAAGCAGACAAGTCTCAGACCACTGTTTGGAATTTCAAAAAAAACAACATTACGATGTCAGAAGACATTCCGTTTGCTGAACAATTCGTATCTCAATACGAACATATGTTCCAGCCACCACAAGCTCCTGCTTCACAAGAAGAGCCTAAGGTTGTAAAGTTGTTTGATGAGGAGTAAAAATTAAAACAAGAGTCAACTGCAAAAAGGAGAGCTAAACGCTCTCCTTTTTTTTGGTTGAAAAATATTATTTCTCTAGGATGCTTCTAACGCATGAATAACTTAAAAAACATATTTGGAGATGTAGATAAAATGAATCCAGACGGAGGAATGTTGGATGAGAGTTCTATTTCTACTCCTTCTGATTGGATTGATACGGGCTCTAAAGCCTTAAACGCTATTATTTCAGGTTCCCTATACAAAGGTATTCCAGTAGGCCGTATTACTGGTTTTGCTGGCCCTTCTGGTGCAGGTAAAACTTTAATTATCAACAAGGTTTTAGCTAACGCTCAAAAAAAAGGATATATTGCCGTAATTTGGGATTCAGAAGTAGCTGTCGACAAACAAAGCGCAAAAAATGTAGGAATGGATCTCAAGAAAACAAAATACTATCCTGTAGAAACGATTGAAGAATGTAGAAATCAAATTAGTACGTTCCTCGACAACGTAATTGCAACAAATGATCCAAGTTTAAAGTTTATTATTTCAATTGACTCACTTGGTAATCTAGCTTCCTCAAAAGAAATTGAAGATGCTCGCAAAGGCAAAGATGCTGCTGACGTGGGCCAACGTGCAAAAGCAACGAAAAGCATGATGAGATCAATTACATATAAAGCAGCCAAGGCTGGGGTTCCAATTCTTTTTTCAAACCACATCTATGAGGGCATGGAGATGTTCCCAAGTTTGATTAAAAATCAAGCTGGCGGTAAAGGACCAATTTATTTGGCGTCGGTTTTAGTTCAACTTTCAACAAGGAATGAAAAAGTAAGTGAAAATCCTGATGAAAGTTCAATAGCAATTTCAAACAATGTTTCAGGAGTAACAATGAGCGCAATGACGGTTAAAAACCGTGTTGTTCCTCCCTTTTTAAAGACAGAGTTGTATCTTAATTTTAAAACTGGACTGGATAAAAACACGGGGTTGTTTGACTTGGCTCTAGCTCTTGGTGTAATTGAACAAACAGGTAAAACATATCAATTTCAAGGAGATAGTATTGGATATCGTAAAAACGTAGAAAAAGATCCCATGTTTTGGGAAAAAATTTGTCCGGTGCTCGAGCAAAAATTGCAAGAAGAGCTTCGGTACGGAACCGTTGATCAAGATACAGATTTGGGTGAAGATCACTCCGAATGACAAAACCAAAACCACCCTCTAAATTAGACTTAGATTACTTTGAAAATATACTTCTGTTTAATGCTCTTACGGATCAAGAATATTTAAGTTCGATTATTGGTTATATTGATTCTTCTTTTTTTGCAGACAAAAATATTGGTAAAGTTGTTGAAGGCATAAGCAAATTTTTTGCGGAAAGAGGAACCGTACCATCAGTAACGGAAATCAAAGCAAGATTGACGTCTGAAGAGGACAAAAAAGCTTTAGCTGAAGTTAAACCAAAATTATCTCAAATAGAAGGTCCTTTTAATAAAGAAGAGTTAATTCAGAATACCGAAAAATTTTTAAAAGAGCGCTTTGTATACAAAACAATTCTAAACGTTGCTGAGAAATTTTCAGATCAATCCTTCTCCATTGAGGAAGTGCTAGTTGATTTTGAGAAGGCATATAACATTACCTTAAAGGAAAACTTAGGTCACTGGTACTTTGAAGATATAGACAAACACGTTAAGGATTTAATTGCTGTATACAATCCAATTCCAACAGGATGGAAGTTCTTTGACGAAAAAACTGAGGGTGGTTTGTTTCCAAAAACTCTCACTGTATTTGCTGGGCAAGTTAATGTAGGTAAATCAATAGTATTAGGCAACATTTCAACTAATATGTTGCTAGCAGATAAAAACGTTTTGTTAATTTCTCTTGAAATGTCAGAGTTTATGTACTCTAAAAGAATTAGTACGCAATTGACTCAAATTCCACATGGTGATCTCAAATTATATACTGACGAACTCAAAGAGCAGTTAAAGCACATAAAAAGAAACATTAACAGTAAATTGGTTGTAAAAGAATACCCCCCCAAAACAATTACAGTAAGACACATAGATTCATTTATTACAAAATTAAAGCACAAAGGGTTTACTCCTGATATAGTTGTTATTGATTATATCAATCTTATACATCCTATTGCTAAAAATCTTAATTCATACGAATCAGTAAAAGAGATATCAGAGCATTTGAGAGCGTTGGCTTTTAAATACAATATTCCAATTGTTTCTGCCACTCAATTAAACAGAGGGAGTTTCAATACAGCATCTCCAGGTATGGAAGGCATTTCAGAATCAATTGGTCTAGCAGCAACATGCGATGTAATTTGCTCTTTGTGGCAAGAGGAAGAAGATAGAGAGCTCGGAATTATTAACATGGGTATGCAGAAAAATCGGTTTGGCCCAAACTTCGGCTCAGCTGCCTTTAAGTGCAATTATAATACTCTCACGCTTAAAGAAACAAATTCCGATTATTTTGAGGCAGACGGAAATTCTACAGAAGACAATATAAAAAATGCAGACAGAGCAC